TTCTTTCTATAGTATGTTTCTAAAATACTATAACTAATCCCTTAGTTTACTAATCTAAATAGTGGGTGAGCAGCCGCCATTCTAAAAACACTATTGAAATAAAAAAAGAATTACCTGACAGGCTTGCAGTATGCGTGTTTATTTTTTCTGGGCTTGACAAAATAAATAAAAACAATACAGCCCACCGCAATCGTTATATATCCCCTGCTACTCGCATAGGTTAATGGGAAAGGAGGATAAGACCTTCTCCGGGCGCACTAAGATGCTCGGCGGAACAGATATGATTGAGAAGTACGCGCATGCGCGTGAATTTAAGAGTGAGAGTGACTTTGCTAGATTCCTGCACGGTCTAGAGCCAAAGCGAAGTGTAAATGCTTGGCGCAACGCTATCATGCGTTGGAAGAGAGCAGGAGGGGAAATAGAGTATACTAATTTTAGACCATCAAAAATGAGTGCTACACAACCAAACTTTGCTATGAACGTTCCAGATGACCTTAAAGAGCAATATGCTATAGATGCACCAGAGGCAATGAGAAGTTACTATGATGATGAAAAGGATATATATTTTACGTTTATCCCACAGGCTAACGCGATTATCAAGGTCGAGGGAGACAAACATCGAGACATGAAAAAGAGATACAGCGATGAGGGTGGGAGATTTACTGTCGCTGAGATGGCTAGTGCGTTCCACTTCCCTATTTTGTGGATGCAGGATTACATTAAACAGCATAATTGGAGGCACCCGATGTCTCCCTACACTGACGAGCAAATGATGAGTATGTCGGAAGACGAAATGGTTGTTGACTTTCTTGAGTTAAAGAGGCAGAGTGCGTTGGCTAGGTCGCAACGAGCGCACTACAACGCTATGGCTAAGGCCGCTCACAAGTGGCGTAATCTTGACGAGGCTTTTTACGGTGACTTCAAAGAGGCTTTGGGTAAGGGTCATTTACCAAGAAAGAAGGTACCTCAGATAAAAATGGGTGATGTTAACCCATACGCTGTTGTTATGTCTCCTACTGACCTGCACTTTGGGTCGTCGTGTTGGATTGACGAAACAGGCAACCACTACGATACAGAAGAAGCCAAATCAAGACTTATTAACAGGACTCATAACTTAATAAGTAGGCTTCCCGGTAGGCCGGAAAAAATATTCTTGGCTACTGGTTCTGACTGGTTTCACATAGACAACGAGCAAGGTCACACTACTAGCGGCACACCACAGGATATGTCCACAAGCCCTACCCAGATATTCATGGACGGCTGTGAGTTAGCAAGAGAGCATATCGAGTTACTACGTGGCGTATGCCCTGTAGAAGTATTGTTCATGCGTGGAAATCACGACAGGCATCTTGCGATTGCTTTGATGATGTACCTCAAGGCTATCTATGAGGAAGTCGAGGATGTAAACGTGGTTGTTGACCCCAAACTACGGCAGTATGTGTCGTGGGGCAATACGCTTATGGGCTTTACTCACGGCGATGGAGTCAAAGGTATGGACTTACCGTCGCTAATGGCTAAGGAAGAGTGGCGAGAGTGGGGGTCCTGCGAGAACAAGATATGGTTCCATGGTCATCTGCACCATCAGTCTGTCATAGAAAAGGGCGGTGCTATGGTTGTGCAGTTGCCTTCTTTGGCAGGTGATGATAGATGGCACTACAGGAAGGGCTATGTCCTATCTAGACCCGGATTGTGCGCTCACATGATAGATGAGAAGTTAGGGCTAATTGGAAACCTGTTTGCCCCGGTGGTTGAAGATGAGTAGTTTTAACCTTGACTTCTCGATGGAAAGGTCACGCAACGATGTGTCCTACTTCTATCGTTGGTTAGGGTATACGTGGGGCGAACACATTGGCGAATGGATGGACATGTATGGAACGAGAGGTGACTCGCAGGTACATAGGGTCTGTGTGATTGCGCCAAGAGACCACAGTAAGTCAACTACTCTTAGGGTAAAACTATTACATAGCGCTTTGTTTGAGCGATGGCGCAATAAACCTTTTACTTGTTGGCTTTTTTCTGCGAGCAAAGACCTTGCTACAAGAAGATTAGAAGAGATAAGAGAGGACATGAAAAGGCATCCGCAACTGTCTAAGTTTCTAAGTAACAAAAAGGGCAACAAGTTAGAGTTGCATTTTACTAACGGTGCGTGGATAAGGGCTACTAGCGTTGGTGCCGCGATTCGTGGCGAGCATCCTGCTTGTATCGCGTTTGACGATGTTATTGATGATAGCGGCGATGTGGACTGGACTGGTATGCGAAACTGGTTTAGGAAGAAAATTACCCCTATGTTGAGTCCCGGCACAAGTATATACGCTGTGGGAACGCCTATGAGCATGGTTGATTTGTATCACACTGAAATGTTAAACAATGATGCTTGGAAGTCAGGTATATGGTCTAGCATACCCAATTGGGACGAGTGGAAGTCTGACCCTGTAAACGTCAAGCCGAAGGAGTTATGGCCTGAGTTTAGACCTATAGACTTCTTACTAGAACAAAAAGATGCTATGGGTGAGTTATCATTCGTGCAGGAGTACTTGTGCAAGGTTATTGACGACGAGGCTTCTGTGTTTCCTAGGAGTGTCACCCGCAAGAATCTTGACATGGATAGTATTATGACAAAAGAAAAGATTGACAACTGTAAATATGCAGTGGGGTTTGACCCGTCACAGGGGCTAGGACAGGATTACTCGGTCATGGTGTGTCTCAAGCAAGACTCTGATGGGTTCATACATCTTGTAGACATATGGCGTAGGAACGACTTCCCACCTGCACGACAGGCAGATATGATAATCGAGTGGAGCAAGAGGTATGGCACACCTGCGTTTGCTGTCGAGTCTGTAGGGTTTCAACAGATGTACGAAAGTTTGTTGGCGCAGAAGGGGGCGGTAATAGATTACAAGGCCAGTAAGGTCAGCAACAGGACTTTGAAGCAGGGTTTGATGAATCGAATGAGAGTGTGGTTTGAGCGCGAGTTAGTTTGTTTTCCCTATGGTGATGATGCAACAAGGCAACAAGTTAATATACTATTGGAGGAACTAGAGAGTCATGCGTGGAGAGAGGGTTTAATTGTGGACTTAGGTAGACACAACGACTGTGCTATGGCTATGGCACACGCGCTAGACCAGTTTACATATAAGACTCCCGAAATGCCAGTAGTTATGGGAACAATGAAGAAAAGTGAGTGGACAGGGGGAGCAAGTAGCGGTATACAGCGTCAAGACACAGGCGGTCTTGGTGGGAGAGTAATTAGGAGAGGATGAAGTGAAAGCAAGAAATGATGCAACAAAGAAGAGAAGTAAAGTGACAGGCAAAAAGTTTGAACGTCAAGACCCCAAAGGGCGACGGCATGGGCCTCAACCCAGACGAAAGGTATACGCCTTGGCAATAGAGAAGGTTCTGTGTAGTCATTGGGCCAAAGAGCCTCTGACAAGTGTTGAGATAGCAGAGTTAGCAAACAAGGACATTAGCAACCACTGGACCAAGTTAAATGGCTTCTCGGTCGGCGCTATTATGCGCAAGTACGAAAAAGAAGGCTTGGTGACAAGCGAGCGCGTGTATAACAAGGGCGTAGGTCAAAAGGTCTGGATTCGCGATTGGGATTATCCGTTAGAAAGCGATTATGAGTATCACGGCGGTAACTGGAAGGGCAACCCACGTGTTAATGTAAAGGACCCCGTAACTGGCAAGTGGAGAATGATAACTGCCACCGATGAAAATTTGAAAAAATTTTCTAAAATCGAGAAAGGGGGTTAGCGGTGACGGCCCACGCATAGACCGTATTTTTGGCTGATAGGTACCAAAACCCAGTTTACTTTTTACACCTAGTGTGTCAGGCGGAATCACCCCCCTCCTTCTCTGCTTCCAACTGGTCGATTCTGTAGGCCATCCTCTTGAATAGTAGGGTCAGGAGGACCTTCCTTTCGGTCGGTCTCTCATCACCCCCCTCGATAAAGGTCAACATCTGGTCTGTAAGGTAGTCACCCATTTCAGTACCCCCCCATAGGGTCTCGGTCTAGGTCTCTCTCTTCTAGGCACAGCACACCGTAGGTGCGGCATCGGCGTGACCTGTAGGCCATGTTGAGGCCGTACTTGGCCGCCCTGGCCCTGAGCCACTTGAGGGTGTCCCTCACGTTGGTCCAGTGACCGATTCCGGTGAGGTGGATACCCTCAACACCGTCCTCGTTCGGACTAAAGCAGTGCATGAGGTGCCATACCTTCTCGTTTGACATCTCAGTTCACCTCCTGCTTGCATCCGGTGCAGTACTTGCTGATGCAACCGTCTTGGCAGTCTTTCTTGGTTCTCATGGTTCGGGGGGTGTAGTCCTCCATATCGTGTGCTAGCAGTGTTTGCTCTTAAGGGTATCGGTGTCAGGCTCTTGAATAGTAGTATACACAACCATTAAGTACTGACAACCCATCTAGTATGGGTCGCCGAGCGAGGCGAAGCCGAGCGAGGATAGGACTTAGAAAAGACTATATACTGACAGCCCATCTCATCATGGGCGCGGGTTTTTACCATCATATATATACCTTACGGTAAGAGAGAGAAAAGAGAGAAAAAAGAGAGAGAAAGACTATATACTACCGTCTAGGTGGCACCACCGGGGGCCGGCGGCCCCCCGTGGCTTACGTGTTACTCAAGACCGGGGATATGATAACCCGGCTAGTCCCAAAGAACAGTGTTGCCGTCAGCGTCCTTGTAGCCGACGTAGTTGCCGCCGTCCTCGCCTCGGACTCTGTGGTCCTCATAGTGCATCCTGAACTGGACCTTGGGAGTACCCTTGTATCCGTTCCACACAGTGACCTCGTATCGAATGTCGGACATCCACTCCCTCTCCATCTCTGCGGTCAATACGTGCTGCTCTAGGGTTCTCAGTACGAAGAACATCTGCCTCTGGTTCAGGTTTAGTTCGAACTCCGCGCCGAAAATCGCGAACGATTCGGCAGGAAGGCACACCGTGACCTTGGGGTGGTCTGCGGTCTTCATGGCAGCCTTGAAGTCCGAAACCGAATCGAAGGTGAATCGGAACTCCGAATCCGTCTTCTTGGCTAGGCTTAGCAGCGCATCGACCTTGGCGGCCTGTATGTTTCTTTCTAGGTTGTCGGTATCTCCGCCGACTCCGGTGTTGTTGGTATCACTCAACATGTAACCTCCGCTCTCCTGATTCACATATAAAGGACAGGAATGATGCAATGATGCATCACAGGAGCATAAAGTCGCAAGCATTATAAGCCTACATCTCATCTGGTATGGGTCGCGGGACGCGGGGATATATCGGATTAACAACCTTTATAGACTGACAGTCAGATGGATAAACGGGTGCGGTGCGGTGCTGTATAGTATAGGCCCCCCTTTTTTAGAGAGAGAGAGAAAGAGAGAGAGAAGAGTATATATACTAGGTTGTGTGGCCCTCCGAGGGGGCGGACCCCCCCGGAACCTTTATAGGGTGCCTAGTTGTCTGGGTCTAGGGTACCCCACCCATAGAACGAGCGGTCGGGGTAGCGGACTCGGATGCCCGCCGGCTCGGTCCTTTCCATGAGTTGGTCCACTAGGGCGCATATGATGTCGTCCTTGTTGTCTCCTGTAGCAATCACAATTTCATCGATGCTTCCATCCACGTTCGTTAGGTCCTCGGTTACGGTGTATTTCGCCATGACCATCCTAGGGGCAACTAGTACTTATACTTTGGGTAGGTACAAAAGTTTATAGGCTGTCAGCCATATGTATAAGCGGGCCGGACTCGCGCGCCGCGCGCGCCAAAAGGCCGTTTTAGAGAGAGAGACCTTATATACTTTTCGGTAACTTTATATACGGGTTTTTTAGGGGTATTTAAGGTTTTCGCAAGGTTTATAGGCTTTTTTTAAGCATATATAAGGTTTTCGCAAGGTTTATATACCCCTTTTTTTTAGGTTATAAGTCTTTCGATAAGGTTATATACTATGTTTTCCGTACTTACTTGCTTATAGTCTTTTCGGGTACATGTGCGGGCAAAGTATATATACTAGGTTTCGCATCGGGCATGCGGGGCGGACGGGGCTAAGGATAATCAGACGCTTGCGAGGAAAGATTATATACTAGGTTGTTGATAGAAAAACGGGCCGGACTGTGAGGCGCCAGGATTTTTCACCTATTTAAGATTTGCGAAAAGACTATAAGGTATTTATTTTTTTATATACTCGGTGCAGTTTTTACACCTAGTATCAAACATCTCCATAGGTGCAGAAAAAACACTAGGTGCGCGTGACCATTATTTTTAACCCGAAACTACCTCCCTTATATACTTTATGTACCGGCGTTCTCCCTATGTCCTCACCGTTCGCCGGCCGAAATCGTAAAACCAAAAGTAGGTTTCAATTTCTTCTTCCGTCACTCCGGCCAATTCGGGGAAAATTGACTTGTCTCTAATCATCGCGGAAAATTCTTCATAACTTAGTTTTCGCATAATATCACCTCGCACTAACTCGCTTATAGTCTTTTCCACAATTGCGCCCCGTCATCACTGGCAACGAATGCGAGCAATTCCGCGCGCGCATCCTTGAGGCTCTTGAATATCGGCCCCACTGGACGAAATCCGAAGTCCCACCCGGCAACCCTCGACACGGGCCGGTAATCAATCACCCACTCCCCCACGGGCCGAAAGTCGATTTTCTGACGGGATATTCTCAATTCGACCCCATCAATCACGGCTCGATAATCGCCGGCTTCGTGCTTCTCAAAGTCGATATGGTCGAGGTTTCCGAGGTAGTCCATGAAGTCAGCCCCGCGCGACCCGTTGCGGCGGGCGGCGGCTAGGGCTAGGGTCTTCAATCGCCTGTTGTGTCTAAGTAGTCGGCGCTTTTCCGGGGTCATAATGACGGTCGGGTCTTCTTGCATACCCCTTGAGGGGGGCTTGTGCTTATGAACCTGTCGATGCATCAAAGCACCTCGTTTACTACCCAGTAAATAGCATAAGCCAAGAGTTTGAAACCTTGTGATTCGCCATCATAGCCAACGTAAGCCCAGTCGCCCGCATCAGTGCCGGCATTATTCCAAATAGAACCTATTGGAACCCACACAGCACCCGCGCGACTCTGTCTAAGAACCGTGTATTCTCCGGGGGCATCTCTCTTCAATTTCATTCTCGCTTCAATGGTTTCATCATCGGGGGCGTAGGTGCGCGCCATACCCCTTGAGGTGCGCCTTTCCTTATGAACCTGTCGCTCTCGGTGTATTTTTTACACCGAATATATAAATGAACAGAATGTTTATAGACTGTCGGCCCTTGCAGGTCAAGTTTACTTTTTGCACTAGGTGACGTTAACTTTATACCCTGAAAACGAAAGAAGAAGAGATAAAGATTCCGCAGAGAAAAACCGTTGTACTGCGAGCAAGTCGGCTTGATTGCGCTTCTAGGCCGGCACAAAAGCCCAAAATCGACGTTTTCTGAAAAACGTTGTACTGCGGCGGTGTAGTTTTTACACCACATATATAATACTTGGGGTCGAAAAATGGCCGTTTTGACTATATCAAATTTACGTCACTTAGTGTATTTTTTACACCAAGTCGGCCCCGCGACCCGAAGCCCAATTCAAAAGGGCTGTCGGCTTATAGTCTTTCCGGGGCTTTATAAGGGGCCACAAGACTTATAACCAAAGCCTCACGTGCTTAATTCAGATGTCAACCGAGAAACCGACAGCGGAAGAAGAATCAATTGATTGGGTCTTTGAGTCAGCCAAAAGAGGACTTGGAAAATATGACGGTATCGACCACGTTTCAACGTGGGTAAGAGGTGAGTCCTTCCACCAATACGGGCGCGTCAAGTGCTACGGAGGTTATGACGAGTGGGGGCAATGGCAATCAATCACCTTAGACGAATTGAAGTTAATCATTGACCAACCATATTACGACCCCGTTCAAGAGGCAAAGGACCGCGGTTGGTCTCGCCCGTCCGCGTGGTGCTTCGATTTCCCCTCACAGAGTCGATTCAAGAACGGCATCACCGACCGCGACCGGATGCGGCAGACACTTCAACACCGGCTCAAGATGCGAGCCGAGCGCAGAGAAAAAGAAGCCTTAGTCTTGAAAAACAAGGGATTCAAACCGTGCCGTTATAAGCAGTGCAACGGGCGCGCACATAAGGCACACATCGACCCCGAAACCGGATTACCGGAAAAATGCCCGGTTGCTTCGGGAAGAGGGAAAGCCGGCGGCAAGTCCGGCACGGGTGCGAGCAAAGCCCGCAACGGTGCGAAGAATGGCCGGTCGAAGGGTGGCCCAAAGAAGAGGACACAGACCGCCGCACGACTCAAGGCCGGAGAAATCGACCTCAAAACGGCGGAGGTTGTCACCCATGACCCCTTCGCTTACTATCAGGATAAAATAAACCGGGGTGCTTGAATGAGTGAAGTTGCTTTTGTGATAAAAGAAATGCAAGAGG